CGGCAATCAACCGGCTGTCGCTCGCCGACACAATCCACTTGTCAGCGTTGAGCACAACATGTATGCGCATCAGTTGTTCACTCCTTCGTCGGTTGACTTCATTTCGTCGATTTGAGCTTGCAGTTCATCCGCGCTCGGTAGCCCGGTCGCGTCCTCTGCGTCCATGTCGGTCAAAATTGCGTCTATCTCGTCCGCTTGGATGTAAGGATTAAGCTCCAGCGCTTTCTTGCGTGTGATGTCCGAGCGCATAAGTACGATATCCTGTACAACCTCGCTGTCATTGGTTATAGTTCGACGTTTGAACTTGATATCCTCTGTTTCGATGTTGAGCAGAGCAAGCACCTGCTGAACAAACATGAACGCCTGCCATTCGTAACGGTCGGCTTTCAGGTTAAGGTTAGTCGTTGCAACCTTGATCGCAACATTGGTCAGGCTGCCTCCCTTGATTTCGTCCATGTCAAGCGCCATGTAGTCCTGATACAACGCCTTGCGTAGCAGGTCAAGCGCTGTCTGTCTTGCTTGGTAAGGAACCTCAATGGTGTGCGGTTCGGCGGTGCTTTGCCCTGACGCGCCCGCTTCGGTGTATGTCGCCTTGATTCGGTTGATCTCGGCCAGCATGTCAATGATCTGGTCGCCTGTCCCGCCGAAGTTGTTTATAACCCAGTAGATATCATTCGTTCGGTCGAGGTTGTCGCCAAAGTCTGACATGATGTTGTCATACAGGTCAATCTTAGACTTGATGTTGTTGGTAAGCTCGCTTCGGCACAGGCTGTTTGCGTAGAACGGAACCACAGGTAACGCGGAATAATTGCGCTCGCCGATGGCCTCTGTGCTCACAGCGTCTTTGCGTAGTTTGGTGACATACCCGCGTTTTTTGACCGTTTCCGCGATCTTTTGGTCAACGCGCTTATACTCGGTGATTCCGTCAACCTCAAACAGCCGATAATACATCGGCTTTTGTTCGTCGATCTGCCAAAACTGAATGCCGGCTTTTAATGCTCCCGTTTCTTCGTCGTACAGCGGGGCGAATCCGCTTCTTGCGTCTGCTGCCGCCTTGATTACTTCCATGTGGTCAAGGTTCCAAAACCCAAAACACACACCCTGCACGATGGCGTTTTCGCCTATCTGCTGCAATGATGTGTCGAAAGCTTTTCCGAGCTTGTCTTTTTGAGTTTTGTCTTTCAGTTGAACACCGTTACCAAGCAAAAACTGGTTTTGTTGCGTTGCGAAACGGTAAAAGAAGTTGCTCGCCACACGGTTCCCGATCACTTCTTTGTTGATTGCCTTGCTTTCGCCTGTCGATGATTTTACCGATTCCAGCTTGAGCATAACCTTGCGCATGACTTCCACGTTGTCACCGGCAAAGTATGCGCTCGCCGTAACCGCATACTGAAAATCAGGCGATGCTTTATAATCCGAAACGATTATCACAACCATTTCGGGTTTATTGCTCGCCTGTTGCCAGTCCTGAAACGTGTACTTTGTGTACAAGGCTGTCACTCCTTTTGTGGAGAACAGTTCTTCGCTCTCGCCGTTTATATCAGGCTCTTACGCCTTGGCTTATCCAGCAACCGCGCTATGCAGCTTGCACTGTCCGGCGCATCGTCATGAGCTGCATCTTCAGTATAATCCATGATCTGATTCAGGTATTCCGGGTCAGTGCCTTCAATCCACACGATGTTAGGCCACCACTTGAACAGGTACGTGCTTATTTTCAGGTACTTGTTCATGTTCTCGGAGTACATCTTTGCAACCATGCCCATCCGCTGCATGTCGCTTGCAAGGTATCCCTTGTCGGCATTAATCTCGCAGTGGATTGGCGCACATCGGAACCGCTTGCAAATCTGTTCTACTTGCGGCAAAATGTTCTTAACGTGCCCTTGCCACAGCTTTCCGTACATGTACAGCGTGTCACCTTCGACGCGACCGAGTGTTAGCGCGGTTCCATCTTCCCCGCCGTATGCTGCATCTATATGGGCGATGCCATTATACAACTTTTCTTCCGTACTGTCAAACTTTGGCGAAACAGAAAACAAAGCGTTTTCGGCCGCGATGTGTTGAAGCTCGTAGTTAGCTGCAAACAGCGACGGTGTCATGCTTGCGCGTAGCTCTGCAATCTTCCCCGGAGTAAGTATCCCCGTTTCGCTGTACGGATACCGCTTGACGTTCGGCATGATGCTGATAGCGTCCTCTTTGTGCCAAGGCGTGCCAGTGTTGAAAATGCGCCCTCCAATGTTTTTGATGTTTTGAAGCTCTCGATACACTCCTTTTATGCGTTCTCTTTCAGCTGGGCTGACGCGATCTCGTAAATTGACAATATCGTCTGTTATAATAATGTCTGCATGTTTGCCTGTTATGCTCCCGGCAGTTCCCATGCCTAAAAGCTGTACTGCTCCGCGCGTATTCCTATTCAAATTTGTATCTATTTCTGATGCGTTAGATTTACGCAGTTGCAAACACGACCCGTACAAAGATACTACTAGGCTCTGCATTATTCCCTTGCCTAGTATCTTTCGCACCTGCTCGATGATTTCTTTTACGTCATCATCCGTTTTTCGCAAGAATATAATATTTTTTTCTGGCGACAAAATAATAAGATACGCAATCGCCATAGAAAGACATGTTGTTTTATAACTGTTACGATGCCCCAAAATCGTATGATCACTTTTTGAAAGGATCATGCTTTGCATCCAGCGATTGTGTATGCTGCCAAGCTTCGTAAACCCAACGGCGTGCGCCAAAGCAAGCGGGTTATTCGTTATCGACTGTACTATTTGCTTGCGCATCTTCAAAGGCCGCCTTTATTTCCTCTTCTGCTTCCTCCGGTGTTTTGCTGATGTTCATATTCACATCGGTGCGCCTGCGCCATTTGTCTGGCTGCCGATTGTTTAGCCAGTACATGATTGCCATAGTATCGCCACTTAATGCTTTTTTGAGCAGTGCGCCCTGAACGGCATAATCGACAACCTCTTTTCCCTTTTTTAGGGTCTTAGCAAAGTCAGGAAATTTGTTCTTCCAGTCATAAAGCGTTGTTGTCGTTATCCCGATGTTATGGGCAATCTGTTCATCTGTCAATCCATCCTGCGCCCAGCCTTGCAATAATATGAGCTTGTCTTGCTCTAACCACTCGTGGTATTTCCCCTTAGCAATGGTTATCGCCCCCTGTAATATCGGTATGTTCGCAGATCATTATACATCAGCTTGAAGCATCTGCCAATCTTCTCCAGGGCTAACCAGACGCCATCGCGTTAATCTGTTATTTTCTTAATCGCGGCTGATCTCATTATTGGTTTATATATTATTGCGCCAACCGCAAGCGCGATTGCTTCCCCAACCGCAACATATGCAGCTGTTTCAATGTAGGGCAAAGCGTAAATTATTGACAGCTCTGCCCCAATAATAAGGCCCGGTATAGTTGCGCCTGCTGAGATTGATAGTACTTTGGACTTTATCCGGAAAAAAACAATTCCCATAAACAGAGAAACAAACGCGCCTACAAACATGTCAATAATTCCAAGCGGAGAAAATATGTTTGCGATTGCCGTTCCTACCACATATCCGTATACATATTGCTTCTTCCTATAACACAACAAAACCAAACAGTCTGACAGCCTACATTGAATTGCTCCATATGATACGGGTGCTATAACCAACGTAATTACCGCATATATCGCCGCAAACAATGCTCCCTGCACTAACGACTTGACCGTTTTGCTCATAATGCTGCCTCCGCATATCTTTGGAATTTCAACCATTCCAAAAAATTGTTCTCTGTCAGATCGTTAATGTTTTTGGGTTTCATTCCGTTTTTTGACGGGCACCATTGTCGCATTCCATCCCCAGTAAAATAACATGCGTTCCCCATTCTTCCTCCCATTGTCCACGTCGTACTGTCTACGCTATCAAATCTTATTTTGTCATACATTGATGTGCTTGTAAACCCCAGCCCATGAATTTCGCAATTTTCTTGATGTGCTATTTCAATCAGCCTTGGAATTGGTGCAAATTCTTGTTTGCGCATTGATTTTCTATCGCACGCTATGCCTCCGTATGCTATCTTAGAGCTGTCCTTACACACTTGCTTGTACCAGTCTAACCCCCTGTTTTTGTGGAAAACAAGCATAGGTTGAGTTTTTGTAATTCCCGTTATTATATCATTGATCCTGCATCGCTCATCCCGCCCTACAAGCATCTCAACGTCCAGCTCAATATAGTCCTTGATTTGATGGTCTTTAATAAATTCTGCATAACGAACCGCGTATTCTCTTAAATTTCCGTGTCTTTTTGAGTTCATAAAAGTAAATGCGCCGCTGTCTAGCAAAAATCCTTTTGATTTTTCAAAATATGGCATTT